GCCGCGATCTGCACCCGGTGCTTGATGCTGTCCAGCGGGTCCAGCTGCCCGGTCTCGTGCAGCCACTGCCAGTCGGCCAGCACCAACTCGCGTGGCACGCCGCGGGTGGCCTCCCCTGGCTTGGGTGCGGCGGCCCGCGGCTGGCGTGCGCAGCGGCTGCACAGCCCGTCCATGTTGCGTCGGCGCGCCGTCCGCGGCTTGGGCATCGACTGCCAAGCGGTGCGGCCCACGGTGGGGTGCTCGCAGCGCGGGCACGGCGTGGTCTCTACGTCGGTCATGTCTCCCTCGTGCTCGGTAGTTCCGGCCGGTCCCACAGGCCGGCGGGGGTGGCGTAGCGGTCACAGCCGCAGCTGCAGCCCGGCACGCCGGCGTGATCGGTCAGGTGCTCCAGGTCGCCGCTGGCCAGCAGCAGGACCCACCCGCGCCAGGTCCACACCGGCACGGTGGCGGGGTTGTCCCACCAGGCCACGGACCAGCCGTGCGCCTTGGCCCATGCGGGGTTGGCCTCCACCTGGCCGTGGCAGCCGGTGGTGCCCGAACCGCACAGCGTGACCAGGTTCTGCGGCTGGTTGACGGACGCGTGGCGGGTGCCACCCATGCCGCGGGCTACCCGGTGCTGGGTGGTCGCCCACGGGCGGACCACGCCGCAGCGAGCGCAGGCGTGCAGGTCGCGCGCCCGGATCAGCTGGACCGTGGCGCGGGACGGGGCGGTGTTCCTCACCGCTCGCCCGGTGCGGGGTGGGTGTCACCCTCGCCGCAGCTCGGGCAGCAGGGCACGCTGTTGGCCAGCGAGGCCATGCACGCCTCGTTGGTGGCCCCGCACATGACACACGTGCGGCGGCCCTTGGCGATGAACGGCGGCACGTCGTGCGGCTGCGCGATCGGCGGCCGGGCCACGGCCTTGCTTGGCACCTGCTGCTCGGCCTCGGCCTGACGCTCGGCGGTCTGGCCGGCGCACTGCTCCAGGTGGCCGTACAGCTCGGTGCGGTCCATACGCACGATCACGTGGTGGCCATCGGTGCCCAGCACCTCGGTGGGCACGGGGAACACCTGGCGGCACGTCGGGCAGGTGATGGTCACGGGTCCAGCCACCGGTCAGTCCTCCAGCTGCACGTACACGATGGCGGCCACCCACAGCGCCACCAGCAGCACCACAGCGCCGTTGATTGCTTGCAACGTCATGTCTCGGTCTCCCTTGGGTGGGGCCGGCCTCGCGGTGGAGGCCGGCCCCGGTCAGGCGTCGGTCAGAACGGCGGCTCGTCGGTGGCCGGCCGCGCCCACGGGTCGCCGGGGGTCTGCCCCTGGCCCCACGGGTCCGCGGGCTGCTGGCGCTGGCCGCCCGACTGCTGCCGGCCGCCACCGTTGCCGCCGCGGCTGGCCTTGGTGACCTTGGCCGTGGCCCACTGCAGCTCGGGGCCGATGGCGTCCACGTCCAGCTCCCAGCTGGTGCGCTTCTCGCCCTCGCGGGTCTCGTACGGGCGGCAGCGCAGCCGGCCCTGCACGATCACGCGCGTGCCGCGGGTCAGCGACTCCACGACGTTCTCGGCGGCCTGACGCCAGATGCTGCAGCGCAGGAACATCGGGTCACCGTCCACCCACTCGTCACCCTGCTTGGTGCGCGGGGTGCTGGCCACGGTGAAGTTGGCCACCGCCGCACCGGACGGGGTGAACCTCAGTTCCGGGTCGTCGGTGAGGTTCCCCACCACGGTGATGATCGGTTCTCCAGCCATGTCTCTCGGTCTCCTACTCGGTGTGATGGGCGGCGCGGTCGCACTGCCCGTGGTCGTCCAGCGGCCGGCCGCACTGGCCGGTGCCGGTTCCCTTGCGGGCCTCGGCCTCGCAGGTCTTGGGGGCCATCAGCACGGCACCTCGGCCGGCTCGTCCAGCAGCAGCTGGATGCACGCCGGGCACAGGTAGGCCGGGCTGCAGGCAGCGCCGTCGCTGCCGGTGCCGCAGCCGGTGCCGGGGGTCAGCACGTCGCACTCGGCGTACAGGCCGAAGGGGTGCACCTCGCGGTGGCCGGCCTGGTCGCGCACCGCCACCAGGACAGTGCCGGGCTCGGCGTGCTCGGTGTCGATGCACTCCACGCGGAACCTGTCGCCCTTGTAGTCCACGAGAACGTGGCCCACGGTCAGCTCGCGGCCCTCCACGGTCGCGGTCTCGGCGGGCTCGGCGGCCCACGCCACCTCGGTGCCAGACCACACCTGGCCGTCCTGGTCCAGCCGCACCGCGATGGCCCAGCTGCCGGTGTCGCTCGCCCACTCCTGGACGGACTCAACGGTGCCGGCGGCACCGTCCATGCGGCGGGTCACGCGGTCACCGGGCTGGAACGGGGCGGGGGTGGTGGCGGTGGTCATGTCTCGGTCTCCCTTGTTCTCGGGGCCTCTCTGGCCCAACGAGAGAGACAGTACCGCACTACGCGGACAGTGCGCAAGTATTGCGCGCACAGACACGCCGAGACCCCCGCGCCGAGCTGCAGCGCGGGGGTCTCTCGGTGCGGGTCAGACCAGGCTGGCCAAGCGGCCGTAGTGGCCCTGGAACGCCAGCGGGATGGCCACCGGGGACGGGCCGTTGCGGTTCTTGCCCACGATCAGGTCCACCTCGCCCAGCCGCTCCTCGTCGCCGTACTGGTCGGGCCGGTGCAGCAGCCACACCTGGTCGCTGTCCTGCTCCAGTGCGCCGGATTCGCGCAGGTCCGAGACCATCGGCGTGGGGTCCGAGCGCGACACGTTGCCGCGGTTGAGCTGCGCCAGCAGCATCACCGGGCAGCCGAACTCCTTGGCCAGCAGCTTGGTGTCCCGGCTGATCTGTGCCACCTGCTGCTCGCGGGGCAGCCGGCGGTCCTCGGGCTGCACCAGCTGCGCATAGTCGATGGCCACCAGGCCCAGCTCGCGGCCGTACTTGCGTTGGGTCTGCCGGGCCGCGGCACGGATCTGCGCCATGGACTGCCGCTCGCGGTCGTCCAGGTACAGCGGCAGCTCCCGCACCCGCTCGCCGGCCGCGCCCACCCGCTGCCACTCCTGGTCGGTCATCTGCCGGCGCAGCATGTTGGACAGGTTCACGCCGGCCAGGTTGGCCAGGATGCGGGCCACGTACTCGTTGCGGCCCATTTCCAGGGTGGCGATGTGCACCGGCTTGTCCTGCATGGCGGTGAACAGTCCGACGTTGGCGGCGCACAGTGACTTGCCGTGGCCGGGCCGGGCGGCCACCGTGACCATCTGCCCGGCCAGCAGGCCGTTGGTGCGGTCGTTCACGTCGGGCCACGGGGTGTCGGCACCCACCGGCGGGGTCTCCAGCCAGTCCACCGCAGCGTCCAGGCCGGCACCGATGGACGTGCCACCCTCGGCGGTGCGCACCTGGCTGGCGGCCTCGTCCACCTCGCGGCGGGCGTCCTCGGCCAGCTGGGTCACGTCGCCCTCGCCGGCATACGCCTGCTGCACCACGCGGGTGCCGGCCTCGATCAGCCGGCGGCGCAGCGCAGCGTCCACCACGTGCTGCGCGTAGTAGGTGGCGTTCGCCGCAATCGGCGTGGAGCTGTGCACGGTGTGCAGGTACGGCGCGCCACCGATGCGCTGCAGCTCGCCGCGGCGCTCCAGCTCGCCGGCCACGGTCACCATGTCCACCGGCTCGCGGCGGCTGTACAGCGCCACGATGGCCTCGTGGATGGCCTCGTGGTTGGGCCGGTAGTAGTCCGAGCCGGCCAGCATGGCGGTCACGTCGGGGATTACTGCGGCGCTGATCATCATGCTGCCGAGCACGGCCTGCTCGGCGGCCAGGTCCTGCGGCGGGGTGCGGTCGCTCACGCGGCAGCTCCCATGCACACGAAGCGGTTACGGGCGTCGGACCACTCGTGCCGGACGCCAGGGCAGCTAGTGCCGTCGCACTGGTTGAGCGTCACCGAGGGGCGGCCGGGGCCGGCGGTCGTGGTGGCGGGCAGCGCGGGGTGCTCGTCCTCCCAGCGGCCCTGGTTGAGCCACGTGGCGGGGTGCGGGGTGTACTGGCGCTCGCGGCGCTCGGCGGTCCACAGCGCCACGGTGGCCTGCAGGCCGGCCATGATCTGCTCGGCGGTCGCGGTGCGCAGCGCCTTGGCGTACGCCTTGACCGCGGCGGCCTTGCCGGTCTTGTTGGGGTAGAGGCTCCAGAACGCGTCGAAGCCCTCGGGGGTCTCGGCCTTGGCCGAGGTGTTCTTAGTGGTCGGGTCGGGTCGGGTCGGGGTTGGTGTCACCGAGTCCGCACTGCTCGCGCTGTTCGCGCGAACGTCGCCACCCTCACCACGCACACGGCGCATGCGCTGCCGCGCGTCCTCGCGCTTGGCCTCCAGCTGCGCCCTGGTGGGCTGGAAGTCGGCCCACGCGTGGAACACGTACCCGTCCTCGCCGTCCTGGTTGTCCTGGTGCCACAGGCCGGCGCGCACCAGCGCCTCGGCCAGCTGCTCGGCACCCGGTCCGGCCAGGCGCGTCAGCACGTAGCCCGGCACCCATCCGTCGCTCTCCTCGGCCGCTGACCAGCTGCCCGCGAGCACCCACAGGCCCATGGCCTCGGTGCCGGCGCGCATGGCCTTGCGGTGGCTGTGCAGGTGGTCGTCCACCTTGAACCACGTCATGTCTCGGTCTCCCTTGTGTGTAGCGGTCGCGCAGCTGCGCGCGCAGAACCGTAGCACTGCGCGCGCAGTGCGCGTGAACAGGGTCAGCTGCCGGGCGTGCCGGCCAGCGCCATCTCGGCGCGCATCAGGCTGGACAGCGACTGCACCACGCTGGCCTGGTCGCGGGACACGCGCAGCGCGTCCTCGGCAGCCCTGCGCGCGGCCTCGGCCACCTCGGCCGCCAGCCACTCGTCATGCACCTGGTTGTCCACCCACGCGTCCCGGTCGGCCACGGTCACGCCGTTCTCGCCGCGCTTGGGCCGCGGGCAGTCCGGGGACATGGTGGCCCGAGCGATGGCCACGCGCAGCACGGCCTTGGCCTCCACCTCGCGGTCCCGGCACTGCCGCAGTGCGCGCTGCGCGGCGGCCATGTCCTGGTGCACGGTGTGCAGGCGCTCCTGCACCTGGCCGATGGTCAGCTGCACCTCATGCCACCTCGCTCTCGTCGGTCATGCGGAGCACGCGGACCTTGTACGCGCCGGGGCTGCTCTCGCAGTAGTCCCGCGCGTCCAGGCCGAGCTTGCGCAGCTCGGTGGTCTTGGGGCCGGCCGAGCTGTGCACGGACTCCACCGCGCGCAGCACCTCGTGCAGCACCTGCGGCGGCACCACCTCGCCATCCGCGGTCAGCACACCCTGCACGCCGAGCAGGCCGTGCTGGCGCAGCACCTTGGCCCGCACGTCGCGCTGCCACGCCTCGTGGTCCCAGCTCTTGCGCTCGGTGCCGCGGTACCGCTCCACGCGCAGCGTGGGGGTCTCGGCGTAGTCGCCCGGCATGGCGCGGGCGCACGCGTCCTCCAGCACCTGCTCCACCTCGGTGTACAGCTTGGTGCGGGCCTCGCGCACGGTGGCCAGGAACTCGGCCAGGTCGGTGGCGTCGGGGCTGGTGCACGCGTCCACGAGTCGGTCCCGTGCGTCCACCAGCGCGTCCACCGCGGCGGTGACCGCGGTCAGCGGGTCGGTGCTCATGCCGCCGCACCACCCTTGGCCGGCGGCTGCCGCTCGGCCTCGGCGGCCTCCAGCCTGGCGGCCACGCGCGCGAACAGCGTGCCGAGCGGCAGCAGCTCGCCGTCCGCGTCGGCCACCTCACTGCCGATCAGGCCACGCTCGGTGGCCCACGCGTGGACACGCTGCACGGTGGCCAGGTCGTTGGTCACCAGCAGCTTGTCCGCAGTGTCCTGCGCCTGCGCCTGCCGCGCCTCGTGGGACAGCTCGGGCGCGCGCTCGTAGCTCTCGGCGTCCGGGTCGGTGTCGTGGGTGGGCAGGCAGAGTGCCTGCAGCATGAACGTGCGCATGGCCACGCTCATGGCCTTGGCGGTGCCCTTGTCGCCCTCGTCCATGGACTCGCCGGGCGCGGCACCGGTGAAGCTGTCGCCGGCCGGGCCGTACACGGTGAACTCCACCACCAGCGTGACCTCGCGCGCCGGCTTGCCCTTGGCGGTCTGCACGTCGCGGTAATTGGCGCTGGTCACGCGCGGCACGACGGCCACGCGGTGGCGGCGCAGCACCGGGCCGGTGGCATTCATCACCGCGTCAATGCCGCGGAAGTTGAAGCCAAAGTGCTGGTTACGGTCGCCCTTCTCCAGCTCGCGCACGTCGGCCATCACGGCCGCCCACGCCTGGTGCACGGTCGGGGCCGTGCTCTCGCTCTCGGTCATGTCTCGGTCTCCCTAGTTCTCGCGGCGGTCGCCGCACTCCAGGCACCACCGGCTGGTGGTGTCGTCGGACTCGGTGTGGTCCTGGCACGTGTCGCACCAGGCGTGGAAGCGCAGCGGGTTGGCGGGCAACGCCGGCAGCGCGGTCTCGGTCTCCATGTGCGCAATGCTAGTGCACTGCGCCCACAGTGCGCAATGGGTGCGCGCGAACGGGTTAGGCGGGCACCGAGCGCAGCTTGGCGCGGCGGGCGGCCTGCCGGCACCGAGCGCCGCAGTACGTCGCGCTGTTGCGCTGCACGGGGAAGCTGTTGCCGCAGTGCTCGCACTGGCGCTCGGGCAGCTTGGGGGCCTCGCCGTACCAGCGGCCGTCGTGGATGCCGTACGCCTCGGCCTGGCTGTCGGCCAGCGCGCGGCAGTCCAGCCGCACGGGGCAGCCGATGCACACCCGCTTGGCCAGCTCCACGTCCTCGGGCGTGGCCACCTCGGGCTGCATGCTCTCGGGGTCCACCTCCAGGCAGCTGGCGTGGTCGCGCCAGTCGCGGTCGCCCGGCTCCAGGTCCAGGCCCAGCTCCAGGCGAAACAGGTTCAGTGCGGTGGTCATGTCTCGGTCTCCAGCTCTCGTGTCAGTTGCTCGGCCAGGCGGCCCAGCGGCTCGGGGTGTCTCGGGTCACTTGCCAGTACGTGATGGGCTTGCGGGGCACGACGATGGCCAGCAGCGCGAGCGCGCCGCACAGCTCGGCGGCCTCGCACAGCCGCTCGCGGTCGGCCGGGCCGAGGGTCTTGGACTTGCTGCCCACCTGGACCAGCGCGGCCCCGTGCTCGGGGTGCGCCATCAGCAGGTCCGCGGCACCCTTGCTGGCCGCCGCGCGCATGATCGGCACCCACCCGTCCTCGGTCATGCGCTCACGCACGCGGTGCTCGCGGTCGCGGCCCAGCCTCGCGGTGTTGCTCACGCGTCACCGCCGGCCTGGTAGCGCAGCACCCGGAACTTGCCGGCCAGCACCTCCATGGACACGTCCGGGTCGTACGCCGTGGACACGCCGTGCTCGGTGACCTGGTGCCACTTGCCGCCGCAGCGGGTCAGCACCGTGCCGCCGCTGGCCACCGCGTCCCCATCGGTCCAGGTGCGCTCGGGGTCCAGGTACTCCACGGACACGTCCAGCGCCTTGGTGTCGATCAGCAGCACGCCGGCCAGCGACTCCAGCCGCATCAGGGTGCCGTCCGTCACCAGGGGCCGGCCCTCGCCCACGATGGTGACGCGCACCGGGCGCGTGTCGCCGGCCATCAGAACGGCACCCCACTGATGCCCTGGTCATACGCCTGCTGGACCAGCTCGCCCAGCTCGCCAGCGGTCAGCACGACCACGGGCCGGCCGGGCCGCTTGATGGTGTAGCCCGGCACCAGGCGGTTGCTGCCGGGGATGCGCACGTGCTCGTGGTGCTGCAGGGTGACGGCCGGCACTGCCGGTGTGTCGGGGGTTGGTGTCTCGGTCTCCATGTCGTACCTTTCTCGCGGCCACCCGTCGGTGCATGACCTGTCTCGGTCTCCCACCGGCGGGTGGTCCCTTGTGGTGGGTCAGCTGGCCTTGCGGTGCCGCGCGAACGCCATGCGCTGGAAGTGCGCACGCTTGGCGGCCTCGGCGCGCCTGGTGCGCTCGGCCGGGTCCAGCCGGCCCTCGGGGTCCACCTGGCGCTCAAACCTCGCCAGGAACGCCTCGCGGGCGGGCGCGGTGCCCTGGCTGCCGTCCTGCTGACTCCAGCGGGACAGGGCTGCGATGCGGGCGCGTTGGGTGCGCTGGCTCGGGGTCAGGGTGGAGTGCTCGGCGGTCCGCCGGTCCGGTGTCGTGGTGGTCACAACACGCACACTACGCGTTCCCTACGCAACTACGCAAGCGTTACGCGTGGCACGTTGCGCAGTGCGGGCGCACTAGCACACTGCTGCGCGTATATGACCCATTTGGGCTATGCGCACTGTGGAACTTTCGGGCACACTACCCGTAACTGCGCACGCACTGCTGCGTTGGGGAGGAAAGTCAAGACGACACACCGACGAATGGATAAGTGGGGGACAAGACGATGGCGACAGCGAACAGAAAGAAAGCGACCAGCAGCTGGCCGCTGGGGGAATATCTGCGCGAGCAGCGCGGAAAGATGAGCATTCGGGAGGCCGCGCGGCGCGCTGATATCAGCGAGTCACGCTGGCGTCAGGTTGAGGCCGGATACCAGCGCATGGCCGGCGGCATAGAGGTGCCGGTGCATCCACGTGCCGAGACCGTGGCCGCGATGTGTCGCGCGATCAGCGCCGACGTGCGCAAGGGCCTGGAGCTGGCCGGCCACAACCCATCGCAGTGGGCCTGGCTGCTGGAGGATCACACCGAGGGGTTGGCCGAGACTGACCGCGAGTGGTTCACCAGCCTGCCGCGCGAGGAACGCGAGCAGGTGCTGGCCGAGCTGCAGCGGCTGCACCTTGACACCGAGCTGGGGCGTAAGGCCAACCAAGGCAGGCGGCGCGGCGCGTAACCTGTGCGCGCGCTGTGCCGTTGAACCTTGCCTAGCGCAACACGGGGACTGCGGCCGAAACCGCGGCCACCGGTAGACCGCGCTGGAACAGGAGACCGAGACCGCACCATGCCTGCCACTACACCTCGCCGCATCCGTCGTTACGCGTTGTGCTTCATGGCCGTGACTGGTCCGCTGGCCGTCGTGGCTTTCGGCTGCTGGTTGTTCTGGCCGCACGCGCTCGACACTGAGGCGGACTCGGCCATCAATGTGCTGTACGCGGTGTACCAGCTGCTGGTGCTGCTCACACTGTCGGCCGGCATCGTTGCCGCGCTGTCACATGCCCAGGTGGCTACAGCTCGGGCGTTCACCGCGGGGTACAACGCGGGGCTGGCGGTGGCCGAGGCGGCCGAGGATGCGGCCGGGCAGCCTCTGCCTAAGAGTCGCCGGCCGCGTCCGCTGCGCCTCGTGGAGTGAGCCGCATAACTGTAAGCACACCGGTGCGCAGAATCGTCCCACTGACTGCGTAATGCATGCGTAAGCACAGCGCATAACGACGTACTCCGGCTGATGATGCGGCCTGCGCAGTGACTGCGTGCTAGGCTCCTGACCTGCACAAACGTCGCGCACTGCGCACCCGCTGCGATTAGCACAGCGTTGAAAGGACACATAACTATGCCGTCAACCTTGGTCCGCGACCGCGGCCAATTCCAGGGCCTCGTGGGCAGCTGGCTGCTCGCCCTGGAGGCCGAGCGCCGATCCCACAAGACCCGCGAGTCATACGAAGTCAGCACCCGCCAGCTGGCCGACTGGCTCGCCGCGAACGGCGGCACCGACGACGTGCGCGACCTGACCACCGAGCAGGTGCGTGGATGGCTGGCCGAGCTGGCCGCCACCCGGTCGGACGAGACATGCCGTACCCGGTACGTGGGTGTGCAGCAGTTCCTCCGGTGGTGCGTCGGGGAGGGTGAGCTGGACAGCGACCCCATGGCCAACATTGGGATACCGCGGGTGGTGCCCAAGCCGGTCACCATGTTGACCGCGGACCAGCTGCGCGCCCTGCTGCGCCAGTGCGCCACCGGGTCAGACTTCCTGGCTGCACGGGATCACGCCATGGTCCTGATGTTCATGGACACCGGGGTGCGGCTGTCCGGGCTGCTCGGGCTCGATGTGGACGACGTGGACCTACGCGAGCGCACCGCGCGGGTCAGGCTGAAAGGCGGGCGGGTGATCACGGTGCCATTCGGCGCGACCACCGCGCGGGCCGTGGACAAGTACCTACGGGTGCGACGCCGGCAGCGGCTCAGTGACAGCCGCGCCCTGTGGCTGTCCGGCACCCACGCGGGCCGGCTCACCAGCCGCGGCGCGCAGCGGATGCTGGCCAAGCACGCCGACAGGATCGGGGTGCGGCTGCACCCGCACATGTTCCGCCACGGGTTCGCGCACACCTGGCTGTCCAGCGGCGGCAGCGAGGGTGACCTCATGGAGCTGATGGGGTGGCGGTCGCGGCAGATGGTTGCCCGCTACGGGTCCGCGCTGGCCGCTGACAGGGCACGCGAGGCGCACCGGCGGCTCTCTCCCGCGGACAACCTGTAAGGCCGCCAGAAACGACGAGAGGCCCCGCACCCGTGCCGTTGTGGCAGGGTGCGGGGCCTCGTCGCTGGGTGAGGTTGGATCGGGGGTCAGGCGTCGCTGGTCGGGGTGACCTTGCGCCGGACCACGAACGCGAGCACCGCGGCCGACAGCGCCAGAATGGCACCGGTCTGCTCGGTGGTCAGCGGCACGCCGAACGCCAGCAGCAGGGCCAGCAGGGCCTGCAGGAAGCCAGCGACCAGGGCCGGCTCGCGGCGGATGGTCTGCAGTAGCGCCCTCACTTGCCGGCCTCCTTCACCTCGTGGATCACCTCGCGCTTGGCCTTGGTGATGCGGGCCAGCACCTTGTCCAGCTTGTCCAGCTTGGACTCGATGCGGTCCAGCTGCTCCTGCTGCTGCGGGGTCACGTCGTCCTCGTCTCTCGCGTTGTCCACGGCCGCTCGGAACGCGTCCATGTCGGTGTTGGGGTCGGTCTTGCGGCCCACGGGTGCGCAGACCTCTTTGTGGCCCAGCACCCGGCTGGTGGGCAGCTGGTAGTGCTCGGCCAGCACGGCGCACAGCCGCGCGTACGCCGCGAGCAGGGCCGGGGGCCACGGGCTGATGCCGTCGTGCTCGGCCTCGATGCCGATGCTGTAGGCGTTGCCGTAGCTGGTCTGGCGCACGGTGCCGGCGTGGTACGCCAGGCCCGCGGCCACCACGTACACGGTGCCGTCGCGGCCCAGGCCGAGGTTGCACAGCGGGCCGGGCAAGTCGCTGCGGCCGTCGCGGACGATGGCCAGTGACGGGTAGTTGCCCGCGGCCTTGGCCGAGGTGGCGGTGTGGTGGCACACGATGGTGTCCACGCGGACCAGCTCGCCGTGGCCGCGGGTACGCCAGCCGGGCACCTCCACCACGGTGAGGCCGGCGGCGCGCAGCACGTGGGCCAGGTCGGTGAGCATCATGAGCGGGCCTCCCGGATCAGGTACGGGTGGACCGGAACGGGGGCCGTGGGCAGCGCGTTGGCGTGGGCCTCTAGGTGCCGGTCGATCTTGTCGTTTGCGCTCGTCGCCTGGTCGCGGGCCTCGGTGGCCACCTCCAGAATCGCGCCGAGCTGGTCGCGGACCATGCCCGCGAAGCCGTTGGACACCGGCTTGGTGTTCGCGGCGGCCACGTCGGCCGAACTCTTGGCGTGGTCCGCAGCTCGGTGTGCGTTGCGGCTCGCGGTGCGGGCACCGTTGGCGATCCACGCCGATGCCGTGGTGGCCACTGCTGCCAGGGCCGCCACCGCCACCGAGGCGGTTTCGGGGGACAGGTCCATGGGGGTTGGTCTCGTCTCTAGGTCGGTCGTGCCGGTCACGGGGCTTGGGTGAGCGGTGAGTGCACGCCAGGGAGAGGCGGGAGAGGGTCAGCGCAGGAACAGAACCGATGCGCTGATGTGGTAGTTACCGCTGCCGGTGGTGATGGTGCCTACGCGGGCCACGTAGCAGTCCAGGGACAGGGTGTTGCCCGGCACCAGGTCCTCCAGGGAGAACGCCGCATTCGACACCACAGACAGCGCGTTGGCACCCGATGTGCCGGTGCTGATGGCAGGGCCGGTGTGGCCGCTGCACGCGGGCTGGACGCCCACGCTGTTGCCGCCACTGGCCACCGAGAACGTGACGCCGGCCGAGCAGAACATGGTGACCAGTGCGCGGGTGTACCCATCGGGGATGGTCACCAGCGCGCCGGGCATGAACACCCACAGCGAGGCGGCCGGGGTCAGGTTGTCCACGTCCACCTGCGCCGAGGCCGTCTTGATCGGCTGCCGGCGCAGCGTGGCGCTGACCAGCTCGGACTGGCCGCGCTCCAGGTTGCGGAACCGCTGTTCCAGGTCGCGGTGCTCAGCACCTACGGGTGTCGCCATGGTTACTCGTCTCCGAACAGCAGCTCGACGGTCTCGGGGGTGCCCTTCTCGGCGGCCTGGACTCGCACACCCACCGGGCGCACCGTCCTGTCCATGTCCTCGGGCTGGTCGTGCCACAGGTCGTCCAGCTTGATGCGCACCGGGTCACCGAGGCGGTTGGGTGACCAGCCGGTGTCGCCCACCTGCACGGTGTAGCTGCTGGTCTCGACAGCGCCGGCGTGCTGCTGGCGCAGCGCCTCGGCGTACCCGTCCAGTGTGGCCAGGTCGGTGGTGCCGGCACGGTCCTCGGATGCGTCCAGCAGCGGCCAGCCGGCGGCCAGCAGGTCGCTGGCGAACACGCGCGTGGACAGCGTGGGCTCGTCGCTGCCGCCACCATCGGGCGCGTCACCGCGAGTCTGGAACGTGGTGCCGCTGTCCACCGCGTCCGCGGTGTGGCCCCACTCCAGCAGCCGGCCACCACCACGCACAGCACGCTGGAACACGGTGCGGGCCTCGGTCAGCCCGAGCTTGGGTGCGCCGAGCCGCAGCCGCTTGACGCGGTTGCCGGCGTCGTCCGCGTACACGTCAATGGTGTGCTCGGGGCCGTCGATCACGTCGCCCAGGTCCTCGATCAGCTGGCCCACCTTGGCCTTGTCGGCCACCCGGTACGTGCGGTCCCGCAGCACACCGGTGGGCTGGTCGTCGGCCACCACGCCGATGTTGCCGGCGGCCCACGCCGTGCCGTTGGCGTCCACCGGTGCCGCGGCCTGGATGGTGCGCCACAGGTCGGGGATGATCACACCCTGGTCCACCTGCGTGTACACCTTGTCCGCGTACAGCTCGCGGTGGTGCGCGTAGCTGTCGAAGGTCGCCGCGGACACGTCCACCGCGATGCCGCCGCGCTGGCCCTGCTTGGGGGTGACAGTCCAGGGGATGCCGCCCCACCACAGCTCGTTGTCACGGTAGACCCACAGCGCCGAGCGCCCAGCGAACGCGTACAGCAGCTTGGCGGTGGCCACCAGGCCGGGGGTCGTGGCGTTCAGCTGGCCACCGAGGCTGCCCACCCGGCTGATGCGCCGATCAAACGACACCCCCGACAGGGGCAGCTGCGCCACCAGCCGGTCAGTGAGCAGGTCACACAGCAGGTACCGGTACGCCGCCATGGTGGCCCCTCCAGGTGGTCAGGTGGTCGAGAACGCGATGCCGTTCAAGCTCAGGTAGTTGCTGGCCGCGATGGACTGATTGCCCAGCCGCAGCACGCCGGTGGCGGCCACCAGGTCCACGCGCGAGCCGGTGTCAGTGAGACCGTTGCTGTACACGATGGGCAGCAGCAGGTCCGCGGGCGGGCGGTTGCCGGCCGGCATGGTCAGGACCGTGCTGCCGCCGGCGGCCGTGCTGCCAGAGCGCAGCAGCAGGCCGCGCAGGTACACCCACTCGCCCACCTTGCGGTACTGGCCGGGCTGGTACCCGGCGTAGTCGCCCCAGCCGGCCGTGTAGGTGGACGCGAGCGGCAGCCAGCCAGAGTCGGACGGCTGGAGCATGTAGGGAGACCACACCGAGCCGTTGTAGGACTCCAGCTTGTCGGTGTCCTTGCGGTAGACCACCAGGCCGTCATACGCCGCGAGGCCGTCGCGCTCGGACTGGCTGGCCACGGGCACGACGCCGCCGGCCGAGGTGAGGAAACGCCGCCGGTCGGTGGACAGGTTGCTGTTCTGCAGGCCACCGTTGCCGGTGGACAGGCCGGCCTGCACGGTCACGTCGCGCAGCGGCACGCTGTTGGTGGGCAGCGTGGGGGCCACGGGGCTGGAGGCCGGCGTGCCCTGCACCACCAGCACGTCCGCCATGATGGCCCCGGACCCGTCGTACGCGTTGTCCCGCACGCGGGCCGCGATGGTGTCGATGCGCGCCAGGGTGGCGTGGCCGGGGGTCAGCGGCAGGGTCACCGTGGCGTCCGATACGAACACGTAGCCGCCCTGCGCGGCGGACACGCCGCCAGGGACGAACGCGCCGAACGCGGTCACGGTCACATTC